TCACGACTAAATTAATAATCGTGACCTTTGTAAAATTTAATTATTTCTCTAATTCGTGAATGTCATAATTCATAAATTGGATATATGCAAGAATTTGCATTTTTAATTCCTTAAGTTTTTCAATACTTTCTTCCAATTTCTTCACTTCAGCAAAGAATACCTTTCCAGATACACATAACTCGCTCTGCATATCTTTTATTCTTCTCCAATGTCTGCTGTCCTTAATGCTCTCCATATCAGGAATGAAGTATCTCATAAGTTCTTGTTTACTTTCTTCGCTGACATTTTTAATCCTTTCAGCCACCTGCACAGCCTCATCCTTGTTCAGTATTGTCAAGCAGGACATGTATTTCTTCCCCTGATTCTCAGACTTGAACTCCCTCAAGTCATTACCTGATATTATATTTTTGTGTTCCAGTTTGCTCCCTATAGTTTCCCTGTCCTTTCCAAGAATCTCTGACAACTGAGACAATGTAATAACAATTTCTCCCCTAAATGTTAATTTCTTGGGTGCTTCAATTTGGATTACTTTTGTTTCATTTTCTTTTCTCTCATTTAATGCTTTTTCCATTCTATTAAACTCATTTATGTATGAGATTTTGAAATTATTATGTCCCTGAATGTTGAACATGTAAAGAATAAATCCATCTTTAGTTAAGAGATATTCACGGTAGTTTCTGTTTCTGCTATCCTTGTAATTATGTGTAGATATCAGCTTATTTAAATCTCCACAAATCTGTGGAGATTGTTTTCCCATAATATTATCAATATCTCTTAGCACACTATCATGTCTTTTCCCTAATCCTTTTGCAATAACTCTACTACTAACAACCAACCCGTAAGTTTTATTTCTTTCTACTTTTACTAAATCCATAATGTTTTCCATTAAATCCTCCTAAAAATATTTGTTTTTTAAGAGAGTTTATGGTAAAATACTATTGGTTAGATGGTATTTTACCTCAGCCCTCTATGTTTTGTTTAAATCCTTAATAGAGGGCTTTTTTATTTATTAAGTTCTTTTTTAAACAAATCTATCCCTTTCAAAATAATAGCTGTTCTTGTTATTTTAAGTTTTTCAGATAATTTTTTTAATTCTAAATCTTCGTTTTCTGTAAGTTTTATTTCCAGCCGTTTATTTCTTGGGTTATCACTTTTTGGTCTTCCCATTTTTTTCATTTTTTTCACCTACTTTCTAGCCGACTATAATTATAATATAAGCCGACTAAAAAGTCAAGAACTTTTTTTAAAAAAACAGGGTATAATTTTATACCCCCTTTACAAACCCTTTAAAAATCAATGCAACAAATAGATAAATTTATAAAAATAATTTCTTACTAGCAAGATAATCATTAATAATTTTTTTCAAATCCTCTTTATTTTTATCACCGATACCGCTAAACTGCCGCTTAGGAATAGTTACCGATTTAGCAAAGTAATCAGTGCCGCCAACTTTAAAATGCAGAACTTTAGCATTCTTAGGCGTTATAGTTCCACCTCTATCGTGAATCCCTGCATAAACTAAATTACTGAATATTGAAACACTGTTTCCCTTTATCGTAGCTGTCCCCAAAGAGCCTTTAAGCATTCCTGTATCATTAAGCGGTTTCCCTTTTCTAATTTTCAAAGAGGCCCACGCATTTCCCTGATAATCTGTTCCGCTGTCAAACCTTTTTCGCATTTCATTTTCCATATAAAACGTTATCTCATCAAACATTTCTTCCTTACTGACGCTTCCAAGTCTTTCCTTAAAACTGGAACCCACACTATCGAGATTGGTTGTTATTGTAATTCTCATAATATATCCTTTCATATAAAAAATCACAGCTAAATTAATAACTGTGACTAGTTTTCAGTAGCTATTCGTACCCGTACTCTTTTTCTTCTTCCTCTGTTAAAAAACCGTCGTTAGCCGAATCGAATGCCTCAGAAATTATTGCTTTTATTCTTTCTTTTGGCGTCATTTTTGCAAATCTTGCATTTCTCTCTTCTTGAGTTTCTTCAGGTTCAAACATATCATCAGAAATACCTTCTTCAAATATTTTTAGAGCTTCGGTTAATGATTTTTTTCCTTCCATTCTTTCCACAACCTTTCTATAAACTTCCCTACTTCATTCGCTATTTCTCGTGGTTTCGGATTATTGTTGTATTCGCTCCATACTTCCGCAACAAATTCTTCTCTCTTCGTTAGAGCATACCTTGATAAACCTTCTTTTATTTCTTCCTTATGCCATTTAAAGAAATCTTTTACATTTTGTTTGTCAGAAATATCCAACAATTTGTCAATTTGATGCCCAAATTCATGATCAAAAATAGATTTCATTGTATCACAGCCAACAGGTTTCCATCCGTTAGCAACTTGTCTTTTTCTTTCAGCAATCACATTATCATAATTGCTATAGTAATTTGAGTTCAATGATATTCCAGCATATTTGTTTATTATTTCTATAATTTCGTTTTCAGCCGGATCATCCCCAAACTTAACACCATACAAGGCTTCCGCTGTTCGATTATTCTTAATTTTCAAGCTACCTAAAATATCGTTTATCATATCTTTCGCCAATCTATTGTTCTTAGCATAATTTCTCAATTCTGCTTCCAGTAATTCATTTCTCTTCTGTATACTTCCGACAAACTTAATCTGTTCCACAACTTCAGGATATTTACTCTTCATAGCCGCAAGTCCACGATTCCACTCATTAGCACAGCGAACATCAATACCAGTATAATCCGCTTTCACCTTCAATACTTTTTCAGCATAGCTATTTGCTTCTTTAACTGTCTTTATCGAGTCAATTATACTACTATTACCATCTTTTTTCAATGCTTTGGCAACTACAAAATCAGGAATGTCAAACTTATCAGCAAATACTTCCACCTTTTGCCTATAACTATTCTCAAGTGTTTCTATATAGTCAACATCGCCTATATTATCCCCAAAACTTCCCACATCCAAGCCAATGTCATCACTGCTTACAACTTCACTCGGATCTACTTCATCTTCAGTTAAGGACACGGTATAACATCTGCAATTAAATCCATTTGGCGGAAAGTATTTGTCAGCTTCAGGCGTCCCCACTTTAAATATTTTTCCATCAAGTTCCTTTGTATGCTGCTGTTCTCTTCCATCTAAAATACCGCAGTAGCGATAATATGGATAACGCTCTTTGTACTTGTCAACTTTCAAATGAATACCTGCGTTATAAGCATGATTCATATTTGTTCTGAATACGGTTTTTAAATATCCCTCATTTAGCTTTAATCCGCTCTCTGACAGGATTTTATCCACATCTTTTTTCCAGTCTTTAAATGTTCCGCCATTCTCAAGTGTATTCGACATCTGCTTAAATATTTTTTCTGCCACATTGACATCTGTAATCTTCTTTATCCAAAAATACTTTTGCCTTGAATAGTCCATTTCTTTTTCCACATCAGTGTATAAGGCGGGATGTTTTTTCAGGAAATTATCAAGTGCGGCATTCTTTGTCTTGGTTCTAGTATTTGCAAATTCTGTTACTCCGTTATCGACCATAGCGGCATTGTCAAATCCCTGCAAAGTTGACATTAGCATTAAGTCTTCCAGTATATTTTCATAGTTAAAGTTCAAGTCATAGAAATCTGAAATATCTTTAGCTTTTTCTATCTTTTCTCGTACAGCTTTCAATACATCCTTCTGCCATCTTTTAAAATTATTTTCAACAAATCTGTCAAATCTAGCCTGATTCCTTTCAATTAATTTTCGTTTCTCATTTATTTTATTGATGTTCAGTTTTTTTTTACCTTTGGCGAACTCACTTACTTCAGCCTTCTCTACTTCCACCAAGTCAATCACATCCACGCCCAGCATTTCTGCTATCTTATCTTTAGTGAAGGCATATCCGCTCTCCATAATTTTAACTATCGAGTTCACTTTCTCAGTCATAGTTTTCGCTTTCTTATCTTCCAGCTCCAATGTTTCTTTTTCGTCAATCTCTTCGACAAACTTAAAATAAAACTTGCTGGGGTCGTACCCATACAAGACAGAATCCAGCTCGATAAGTTTTTGAATCCAGTCCCTAATTTTTTTGACTTTAGATTCTATCTTATAATTTTGCTGTTCCTTATGAACTTCACCCAAGGCCCTGTTACCGCTATTACCATCCACTCCAACTACTAATGTACTTCCAAGTAAATATCTCTGCACGGCTTTTGACTTCTCGCTTAATAATTCCTGATAGATTTCAGGTTTCAAGTCATCTAATTTAATAAATTTTATGAAGTCATCAAGCGATTTCTCCCCGGCACTCGGTACTGCCAGCACATCTTTACCTTTAGCATTTTTTAAATCTTTAGCCTGTGCTTCCACATCTTTTTGCCTAGCTTTAATAACTTCTGGCGGATCTGTTTCAACAGCAGGTTCATAAGCGAATACCGTTATAATGTCCCCATATTTTTCTATAATCGCATTTAACTTACTCTCCAAATGCTCTTTAGCCTTGAATACTGGAACAAGCGGCAACAAATCTGAACTTCCCTGTAAATTATCCAGTCTTTCTTCATTAACGCAAACTAAAAAACGGTTGGGTTCTTTCGCAATAACAATCTCACTATCACGAGTTTTAATCATCCAACCGTTATCCTTGTTATATTTTATATATTTATTCGGCAACAGTACCAAATCATCAATCACTGTTCCACCTGTATCATCTTTGCCATAAATAATCTCAAATATAGATTTCTTATATATTTCTGCTCTCAGCACATTTTCCAAAAGTTTAACCATATTAAAATTATTAAATCTTTCTTGAATACTTTCAGCTGTTTCCAGATACTCAGGCATATCCGTCTCAATTTTCCACTCTTTAGATGTTACACTTTGTGTCATAAGCTGTATAGCCTGTGCCACATCGACATCAGCCAACATCTTCTGCAATATTTCATCGTCAATATCTCCGCTATAAGAAACAGAACCAAGCGATATTATTTCTTTTACCAAAGCACTTACTACATTTTCCCTGATACTCACATTTCCTCCTTTCTACACGCTTATAAATTTTCTAATATATCTTTTTGAATTTTGAATCAAATCATTTATAACAATGCCCGCATAACTGCACACATCAACAGCGTCATCATGTAATGCATTTGGAAATTTCAAAAGTTCCTCTTCAAGCTCAAAAAGTTTATCCAAATTTTTATTGAAATAAACTTTCCCATTTTCAAACATAACTGATATGTTCAAGGCCCTTGTCATTTTATCAGTATCGGCTTTCAATTCCTTTAAGGGCATTCCCTCTCTGTTCGCCTGCTGAATTATCCCAATACCACTACTTTTGCTTTCTATGGCTTGAAATCTCAATTTATATCTATTCCTAAATTCCTTAATCACATTCCATTGGTCAGGAACTTCTAATCTTTCAAGCATTAAGTCAATTAAATACAAGTTCCATTCCCTATCACAAATAAAGGTTGCTATTGCCGTAAAATCATTGTTTTTATGTGTACTCATTGCTGTATCTATCGTTTGAAAATAAAAACAGTCTTTGATATTAACATTTTTATTATCAGCTATAATAAAATCATTTTTTACATCAAAATATTTGAAATATTGACGCTTAAATAATCCACCATCCTCAACTTGTGGCTTTTGCTGATACAATGCTGAAAATTCACGACTTCCTATTGCCTTTTTTATATTTTCCAGTTCATCAATTCCATATCGTTCTTCCCACAATGGCTCGCCTACTTTTCTTCCAAGAATATCATTTTCTTCTGCAATAGCTGGCAACACAATACTTTCAAAAGTTTCCCCAGTACCATTTTCCATTTCCTTGACTATTCTGCCAACCAAATCATCTTCATGCCATCTAGTCTGAATTATTATTATTCCACCTCCAGGTGCTAACCTTGTACGAATAGTTGATTGATACCAAGCCCAAACCTTATCACGCTGTAATCTGCTGTTTGCGTCTTCCCTATTTTTAAACGGATCATCTATAATTGCAATATGCGCCCCTTTACCTGTTGCACTTCCACCTACTCCTGTACTGACAACAGCCCCTCTGTGTTCTAAAATCCCCCAGTTATCTCCAGCACTTTTATCTCTATCTATGACAGTGTTAAAAATCCCTGTGCCGCTTTTACTGTGTTCTCTATAAGTGTCTCTAGCTATTTTCCCGAAGTCCCTTGCTAAATCCATTGAGTAACTTGCGATTATAATTTCAAAATCAGGATTATTCCCGATTACCCAAGCTGGATATTTTTTAGTCATAGTTTCGGATTTTGAATGTCGGGGTGGCATACTAATAAATAATCGTGGGCTTTTGCCACTCTTAACATCTTTTACAAATTGCTGTGCTTTATCTGTCAAAAATTGTATGTGCCTTGCATTCTCGTATCTTCCATTTCCGTCAAAAATAAGAAAATCCAATAAATTTCTACGAGATAATTCCTTAACAGCTTCCAGCCTTATCATTTCCATTTTATCCATTCTTACCACCAGCTAATGTTCTTAACTCCTCAGTAGTAAGCCCTGAAAGCGGATTGGTATTCACTTGCCCGGACAATTGCATTTTTTCAATATATTCACCATCCATTTTATTTAAAATATCTAATGCCTTTAATCTATCCTGTACTTTTTCATTTCCATTTTTAATAACTTCTGTTAAAAACTCTCGTCTCTCAATCGCTGTCATTATTCTGCTTGTTTTTGTTTTTTCCTGTAATTCTTTTATGTATTTTAATAACATAGTATTTTGTAGTAATTTTGGTGCATTTTGTCTTGCATACTTTTCTTTATACCCAGCCTTTATTGCGGATTCGGTAGCATTTCCACTAGCTACATAAAACTCACAAAAAGACTTCTGCCTTGCATTTAATTTCAGTGCTACCACCTCCTCTTTTTTCGTTAAAATAATAATAAAAAAAAGACTACCTGTTTTCTCAGATAGCCTCCACAATAAATAAATTATATATTTAGAGTAAGAACTGAAATAAAAACTATTTTTCCAAATGCTCATTAAAATTACATTCTAACATATTATACCATAAAAAAAGGTATAGTCAAGGTACTAAAAAGGTAGTCAAAAGGTAATTTTAGTCAAGTAAAACTTCCGGAAAGAGTAAATACTGTATTCCTTCAACCAATCTTGTCCTATTTTTACCTATAGTTTTCTCAGTTACCCCTATTTCTTCCGATATTTCTTCTATAGTAAAATTTTTAAAATATCTCAATTCGATAATTTTAAAATATTTATCTCTTTCAAAATATTTCAAGGCGTCTTCCACCCTAAAAATTCTTTTTTCCAGTTTTCTATTTTCTCCCTCCAAATACTCGATTCGACTTAATTCCTTTTCAGGGATCCCTTCAATTTTAATAACCCCACCTTTTATATTTTCAGAAAAAACAGGTTTTGATTTTATCGCTCTTAACCCTTTTTCTTTTATTTGTGTTATTTCATCCTCATTTCTTTTTAAATTAATTTTATAAAGTGGATAAGACCTAAGCATTGCCTCTGTCTCCGTGTATTTATCCCCTGATTTTCTTTTTTCCATCTTTTCAAATATTTTATCCGCAATTTTTTCTATATCTTTTTCATTCATATATTTTTTTTTATTCTCCCTCAAATTTTTTTTCTCAAAAACGATTTTCTACGACTGAACTTATTTCAAGAATGAAAGTCCACAAAGCACTATAAAGCCGATTAATAAAACTTTAAACATATTTTTTATTGCTCGTTTCCTTGCAAACCTTCTTTGATTCGTTATAGTTCTGAAATCTACAAACATTTGGTGTTCAATCTCCTCATACCATCTTTTCAGCTCAGTCAGTTCAAGATGTATAAGCAAAATTACAAAAAAAAGCGTTGTAGCTATCAAATATATCTTTATCATAAATCCTCTCTCCTCTCTAATTTTCTAGTACATTTTAATAAACATTCTATTAAACATCTCTTTTCTTGATTTCTCAAATAGCATTAACAAAGTTTCATCTGAAAAATTTTTATAATTAAAATTAAATCCATACACTTCTATTCTTTTATGCACATTCAATCTCTGCCTCATATCAACTTCCAATCTTAGCCATTTTTCTAATTCTTTTTTACTCTTCTTTCTAACTATTACACCATTTCCATTTTCACTGTAAATAATCACTTGTTTCAATCTTGTCTTCTCCTTCAATAATTTCTTTTAACTTTGGCTCTTCAAACAGTTCACTTTTTCCTATTTTCCCTTTTTTAGGACCCTTCATACAATAAACTGGTTGTCCATTCTTATCTAATTTCGTCATATTAGAACGATGAACTTCTTTAAATGCCAAAAGAAATATCCCATTGAAATTATTTTTTTCAATTTTGTTGAAAATCCCAATCAATTCAGGATCCATCGTATCAAAATATAAGACCCTCGCAGCAAGGTCGACATTTCCTTTACATTGCTCTAATAATGTTCCTATATACACATAAGCCATATCCACAACTGCGTCTAGTTTCCCTACCGTATCATTTTCTATCTCTGCTTTCATATACTCCGTTTTCTCTTCCATAAGCAGTAAATCTCTTAAATGCTCTCTCTCTTCTGTCATATCCTTATTTAAAAATTCTTCC